ACTCGGAAATCCCCTCAACTAGCCAGAACCAGCAGGGACTAAACGGATCGGAGTCGGATATTCCAACATCAGGCAGGATCGAGCCGAGACTGGTCACGCCCGTTAATGCCGGCGAGAGTTTCGGCCCTGCCCTAACCCTGTGGGCGAAGCGCGTCCTCAACATTGATCTCATGGAGTGGCAGAAGCGGATCGTGAATGATGCTTTGAGTCTGGACGAGAACGGCGACTTCATCTTTCGTGAAGCGTGCATCTCTACGGCCCGTCAGAACGGCAAGAGCTTGCTGATGCGTGCTGTCGCCGGCTACATGGCAACCGAGTATGCAGCGATCCAAAAAGAACCTCAGACGATCGTCATTGTTGCCAACCAGAAGCGCCGAAGCATGGCGCTCTTTCGTGATGTTTGTCGAGACCTTGAGGACAAGTTCTTGTGCAAGGTTCGCTGGCAGAACGGAGACGAGCGTGTCAACTTCCCAGACGGATCATCTATCGCAGTCGTCGCAGCTTCTGCCCACGCTCACGGAATGACAGCCTCGGTCATCCTCGTGGACGAATTGTGGGACATCAGTCCCGAGGTCGTGTTCACTGCGCTCAGGCCATCACAGGTTGCCATCAAGAAGAATCCGATGATGATGATGTTCAGTACCGCCGGCGACCAAGGCTCCACAGTGCTCTTACAGCTTCGAGAGCAAGGGATGGCAGCGATTGACTCAGGCCGTACAGGTTCGCTGTACTTCGCCGAGTGGTCACTTCCGCCCGGAGTGAGTTTGGAGGATCGGCAGTATTGGGGCTGGGCGAATCCTGCGCTCGGTACAACGATCACGATGAAGGCGCTTGAGCTTGCGTTTGATTCGCCAAATCGGCAAGCGTTCATCCGAGGCCACCTCAATCTCTGGGTGGACAGCACCAACTCCTACCTCCCGATCAACCTTTGGAACGATCGGAAGACTGTGGATCCGATGCCACCGATCCAGTGGCTCGTCATAGACTCATCGGTTGACGAATCACGCTATGTCGGGATCGGTTGCGCGTACGACGGGACACGCGTGATCGTGACGACCGAGTTTGTCGTGGAATCCGCTCAGCAGATGTGGGCCGAAGTTGTGACTCGAATGTCAGACCCATCCGTCAAGCTCGCGTGCACTCCATCACTGGAGATTCACTGTCCCCCAGATCTTCGCCGGCGGATGACGATCGTCGGCTATGCGGAACTCATCAAGTGGACTGGTGCAGCTCGTGCGATGATCGTTGAGGATCGTGTTCGCCACACTGGAGATCTTGCACTGTCAGAACACTTCGCTCGAGCAGTAGCAGTCAAGACTGGCGGAGCGATCGTGCTCAGTTCGCAGAAGTCACCCGGCCCGATAGAGCTCGCTCGATGTTCAGTGTGGGGAATCATGCTCACATCACGACCGAGAGCATCAGCGAAACCTCAGATGGCTTTCGGCTGACCCTCGTGGACACGCTCCGAAAAGTCTGAGAGAATCCGAGGGATGGCACTCTTCGGAAGTAAGAAGCAAGACGCGACCCCCGCGTTCGCACACGCACCGCTTCAAGCTGCAGCAGGTAGCGCCTCACAAAGCGGACTCGGCCAGTTTTGGAGTTACACCGTCGGGGCGGCTTCAGAGCTGGCCTTGTCTGTGCCTACCGTGTCTCGAGCGACACAGATGATCATCTCGCTTGTTGGCTCACTGCCTCTTCGCCACTACACGACACAGTTCAACGGCGAACGGTACGAGAAAATCTATCTTGAGAACGAATCATGGATGGACACTCCAGATCCAACCCTGACGCGTAACTTCGTCATGTCGAATCTGTGCATGGATCTCATGATGCGCGGACGCGCGTTCCTCTATGTGACATCACGCAGCTCTGCCACTGGACGGCCTCTCGCTTTCCAGTGGATGCCCTGCGAGATGGTTGACACATTGGATCAACCCGGTCCGCAGTTCTTCGGAAAATCCAACCAGATCACATTCAACGGCATCCAGATTCCGACACAAGATGTCATCCAATTCCTCGCACCCGTTCAAGGGTTCCTCTGGACAGGTCGCCGAGTCCTAGAGACAGCGATCAAACTAGATCGGTCCGCTGAACGCTTCGCCTCAAATGAAATCGTCGCTGGATATCTACAGCAGACCGACAGCTCTGAACCGTTGGATGCAGAGTCACTTGGTGAGCTCGCTGCAGCATGGTCAAATGCGCGACGCGTTAACGCTGTCGGCGCATTGAACTCGGCTGTCAAGTACGAACAATTCGACACAGACCCCAGCAAACTCCAGCTCGTAGAAGCACGAAACTTCAGCGCACTCGAGCTCAGCAGGGCAATCGGTGTCCCCGCCTACTTACTGGGCATAGGCATTTCTGGCTACAATTATTCCAACGCGACACAGGCAAAGCAGGATCTCTATCTGCTCGGCGCGAAGCTCTACATGGACTGCATCCAAGAGACTCTTAGCGGAACAGACATCCTGCCTCGTAATAGGTTCGTGGAATTTGACACCGAAGATCTGATAGCAGATGTAGAAATGAATCGCTCAGAGATTGACATTGAAGAACCAGCCTCATCACGAACCCCTCAGGACATCAACTCATGATTCGACTTACTGCTCAACAGATCACACTTGACGCTTCCGCCGATGGCGAACCATCACGCCAGATCACAGGCCTCGCCGTCCCTTGGAATGTCAAAGCGACTCTCTCCGGTGGAGAATCGGTCGTCTTTCTTGAAGGCTCACTTCCCGAAGATGGCCCGATGCCGAAGCTTCTTGAATATCACGACGAGACACGCGTCATCGGACGAGTCACCGAGCGAGTATCAACCGCTGAGGGAATGATGTTTGTCGCCAAGCTGAGCGCCACTCGTGCAGCTGACGACGCTCTCGCACTGCTCGCCGATGGTGCTCTAGATTCGGTCTCGGTTGGCGCAGTGCCTACCAAGTTCAAGCGCCTCGCAGACGGGACGCTAGAGGTCTCTGAGGCGAAGTTCGTCGAGCTCTCGGTTGTCACGACACCGGCATACGCCGACGCTCAGGTCTATTCAGTCGCAGCCTCGTCACCAGACGAGGAAGCACCCGACGAAGAAGAAGAAATATCAACCCCAACCCAACCATCCGAGGAGGATGAAATGTCAGAAGCAATTGAAGCAGCAGTACCCACTGCTCCCATCCAGTACGCAGCACCGAAGCGCGAGTTCAAGCTTCCCACTATTGCGGAATACATGATCAAGTTCGCTGCAGGCGGATCTGAGTTCGCTGAGTTCAACCAGCGCATCGTCGCAGCTGCTCCAAATGTGACCTCAACCGACACACCAGGCATCCTTCCAGTGCCGATCATCTCCCCAATCTACAACTCGTTTGTACCCAATTATCGCCCATTGATCACTGCAATGGGAGTCCGCCAAATGCCAGCATCGGGCAAGGTGTTTATTCGTCCGAAGGTCACCACTCACACGACGATCGGCGCAAGTAACGGCGAACTCGTCGCACTCGATCAAGGCACTTTCGTCGTGGACGACATTCAGATCACTAAGGCCTTGTACGGCGGATATGTCAACTTGTCTGAAGAGTCAATGGACTTCACTTCGCCCGAAGTTCTCGGTGCTTTGATTGACGACATGGCACGCATCTACGCGAACGCCACTGATGTCGCAGCATGTGCAACATTCGAAGCAGGAGTCACCCAGACCGAAGCATTGACCTCAGGATCAACACCTGCCGACTGGGTTTCGTTTATCTACAACTCAGCAGAGCAGATCTTGACCAACTCAAACGGCAACCTGCCCAATGTGCTCGTGATGTCGCCCGCGTATTACGCGTCGCTCGGCGCACTTGTGGACGATGCTGGTCGTCCGTTGTTCCCGAATGTCGGCCCACAGAACGCAGTCGGCACCGGAGCATCAGCCTCAACCTTTAACGGCAACGCTTTCGGCTTGTCGCTCGTAGTTGACCGTAACTTGGTCGCTGCAGGCGGAAAGAACCTCTATGTCGGTGACAGCACTGGCTTCGAATGCTGGGAACAACAGCGCGGAGCTGTCAGTGTTGAACTTGCAGACGGTGCGCTCGGTCGTGTCATCAAGTTCCGCGGTTACTTCTCGTCTGTCATGATTGACGCGACGAAGTTTGTCAAGCGAGCCTGAACCGACTAGACGAGTAGAGAGATCTGAACGATGGCCACCTTTACAGTTACGCACCACCAGCGTCTGTCAAATGTTGCTGTCGTTCAGACTCTTGAAAACACCGACATCGCTGTCGGTCAAACGATCACACTGTCAGGCCTCGGACATGGGCTCAACGGCGCACACATCGTGTTCGCTGTACCGACCTACTACTTGGTTGATGTTGACGAAGAAGGAGACTACATCTTCGACTCGGATGTCATCATTCCGAACCAGTTGCTCTTTCAAGATGTCGGCGACGATCTTGATCGTTCAGCTGCAGATCCTGTCGGCTCGCTCGTCTGGACACAGACCTGCACATGGATCACAGTTGCCGATCTCACCGAGTTTCTCGGAATTAGCGGAGCCACCGCCAATGACACAGCCTTCATGACCTCATCAGTTAATGCCAGTAATGCATGGTCATTTAAGCGCAGAGTTCAGGCCGGCTATCACGACAGTCTTACTACCGTCCCGGATGCTGCAGTAAAGGCTGGAGTCGTGTTAATGGCGGCCTCGTTGTACAGAGAACGCGGAAGTTTGGACTCCTTCAATAGTTTCCAAGACATGAACATCTCCGCACCAGTCGCATCAATGGGTCGGATAAACCAGTTGCTCGGCATCAAGAGATCGCAAGTGGCATGAGATGGCAGGCATCTTCACAGACACGATCAACGCTGTCTCAGCGACGATCACAGCTCTCGGCCTTAAGCCGGTCACTGACCCTCGGAACGCTCGACCTCTTACTGTATTCATTGAGCTTCCTGTTTTCAGTTCGTTCAATAATCAGACAGCGGACATCACGATTGATCTCCGAGTCTTGGGCGCGCCACCCGGCAACCAAGACACTACGGACTACATACTCGGAGTCGTTGACACGCTCATGAACTCCTCCCTCGCAGTTGTCTCTGGCAGACCTACGATCGCCTCGATCGGTTCTGCCGAGTTGCCTGCATATGACCTCACAATAAGAATCGGCACAAGCCGCGTTTAAAGGACAAAACCAATGACAGCAACAGTCACCTACTTAGCGAACCCCACCGTCACCGTCACAGCACCTTCGGCGATGACGCTCACCGATCACTGCTCTGCAGCGACTTTGACGCTCACCGCTGAAGCACTTGAGAACACGGCCTTCGGTCAAACCTCACGCACCTTCACCGCTGGGCTCTTCAGCAATGAGCTCACGCTCACACTGTTCCAGAGCTACGGCGCGACCGAAGTTGAGACGATGCTGAACTCAATGTTCGGCGTGATCTCCACAATCGTCATCAGCCCAGCTGGCGCAACCGAATCAGCATCAAATCCCGAGTACACCTTGACAGGGTGCTACTTGGCGACCGTGACTCCAATCTCGGCAACAGTTGGTGAGCTCTCAGTCGTCGAGGCAACCTTCATGGGCGGATCGTTTGTCCGCGATGTCACTTCACCCTGATAGTTAGTAATCCGAACCCCGACTAAGGAGAACAAATGAAACTCACACTCAGTGTCAAGCTCGCCGATGGCGAGACCTACCAAGTAATCACAAACCTTTTCGTAATCATTTCTTGGGAGCGTAAATTCAAGCGACGAGCTTCAGATCTTGCAAACGGGATCGGGATGGAAGATCTAGCCTTCATGGCCTACGAAGCCAGTAAACAGCAAGGTCATCCAGTCCCGATCTCATTTGATGAGTTCGTCAAGAAATTAGAAGATCTAGAAGTCGTGGAGACTGCATCTGCAGTCCCTACGCAGGAGGCCACCGGCGACAACTAGCAGCTCTGCTAGTTGAGACTGGGTTCTGGCCTCCACACATAACATTCGAAACAGAGGATCTGGCAACTTGTGTGCAGATCATCAACGAGCAGAGAAAGAAAACCTAATGGCAGCTTCAGTCGGAATTGAATATGACGGACTGAAGCAGGCTCTTCGTGAGATTCAGAAGGTTGATCCTGCGCTTCGTCGGCAGATCACCAAGGACATCAAGTCCGCTGCAGACCCTCTCGTCTCCGCCATAAAAGACTCGATTCCTTCGTCGCCACCGTTGACCGGACAGAAGCACAGCGGACGCACAGCATGGAAGAACGAGTCAAAGAACATTGTTGTCAAAGTGGACACGCGCAAGGCTCGCAAGCGCAACATCAGCGCAGGAGCAGAGTACGAGTCTATTAGCACCGTAAGGATCACTGCCAAAGGTGCAGCTCTGTCAATGTCGGACATGGCTGGACGTGGACCAAATCAAAGCCGCAACAGCAACCCTTTAAGAGCTCGCCCGGGTTTTGCTGGATACTTGACAGCATCTCTGGGTCGTGGGCCGTCACGCTTCGTTTGGGCGCGATCTGACGACTATCTAGACGAGATCACTAGAAATGTTGACAAGATCGTTATTGAAGTCATGGACAAAACCAACAAGAGTCTGGTGAAACGCTGATGGCAATCAACCTTCCAATCATTTCCGAGTGGAATCCTACTGGCATTAACAAGGCGATCAACGACTTTAAGAAGCTGGAGACCAACGGTCAAAAAGCCTCGTTTGCTATTAAGAAAGCAGCAGTCCCTGCAGGGCTCGCGGTCGCAGCTCTTGGCGCTGTCGCTTTTGATGCTGTCAAAGCGTTTGCCGAAGATGAAGCTGCAGCCGAAAAACTTGGTCTTACACTTCAGAACGTCACCTATGCCACCGACGCCCAAATCGCATCCGTGGAGCAGTTCATCACCAAAACTTCTATGGCCGCCGCTGTCGCCGACGATGAACTACGCCCGGCACTCGACTCACTTGTCCGAGGCACTGGCGATGTCGCCCAAGCCCAAGATCTGCTCACTCTTGCACTTGACATAAGCGCGGGCACTGGCAAAGATCTTGGCGCTGTATCTGACGCTTTGTCTAAAGCTTACAACGGCAACTTTACAGCCCTTAAGAAACTTGACCCAGCACTCGCCGCTTTAATTGAAGAGGGTGCGGACGCTGACGATGTCTTTGGTCGTCTGGGTGCAACATTTAAAAATCAAGCCTCAACGGCAGCTAACACGACCGCTGGCAAAATGAAAAACTTGTCTATCCAAATGGGCGAGTTCAAAGAGTCCATCGGCGCAGCTGTCGCACCACTCATCCAAAAAATGCTTCCAGCACTTTTGAAGTTCTCAACATTTGCTCAGCAAAACACAAAACTTATTGTCATTCTTGGGGCCGTGATCGGCACGTTTGCTTTAGCAATCATTGGTCTCAACGCAGGACTTGCAATCTATAACACAATCCAAGCCTTGACACTTGCACTAAACACTGCACTCACAGCATCGTTTTCGGCTCTTTGGGTTGCTACTGGAGTCGTGGTTATTATCGCAATTATTGCGGCACTGGTTGCGCTACAAGTCAAGTTTGACATCTTTGGCAAAACAATTGATGTAATCAAAGTCGGCTTTGATGTTCTTTGGGGCGCTATCAAATTTGTATTCGACTGGGTAACCAACAACTGGAAACTGCTCCTCGTCGTGTTGACTGGCCCGTTCGGTTTGGCAATCCTTGCGATCTTCAAGTTCAAAGACAAAATCATGAACGTGTTCAGCATAATTTACAACGGCATCAAAGCCGCAATGGGCTTCGTCGCCAATGTCATCACAGCACCATTCAAAGCAGCTTTCAATCTTGTCGCCAAACTATGGAACAACACTGTCGGCAAACTGTCCTTCAAAGTTCCCGGCTGGGTGCCCGGCATCGGTGGTAAGGGATTTGATGTGCCCGATATTCCTGAGTTGGCTAAAGGTGGCATCGTGACAGGTCCAACCTTGGCGATGATTGGTGAAGGTCGTGAACCTGAAGCCGTTATTCCGTTGTCAAAGTTGGGCAGTATGGGATTCGGCGGTGGCGGTGGCCCGACAATCAACATCACAGTTACTAGCGCAGATCCAAACGCTGTCGTCGCAGCTCTCCAACGCTATGTTCGAATGAGTGGCCCAGTGCCAGTGACCACAAGGCCACTATGAGCAATCAGAACCTCTGGAAGGTCACAGTGGACGGATACAGCCTTGACGGGTTTGTCTATTCGCTGTCATTCTTTAACGGGAAGAAGAGATGGCTTGAGAACTATTCGCCTCAAAGTCTGTCGCTCACTATTGACAACTCGACAAACTTGGCAGCATCATTTCTTCCCGGATCAGAGATTAAAGTGTTTAGGGACGGAGTTGGCACGAACAACAACGCTCGAAGCTTCTTTTACACTCAAAGCGTTTCATATGATGACGGCTTCCAGTACGCGTCAGGTGGAGCGACAGCAACGATCACAGGGATAGATCTGTTCGGAGTGTTGTCTCGTCAGCAACTTGTAGAAGAGGATCTGGGCGACCTCAACACGCTAGAACAACTGTCCCCATACACAAGCTTGATCAGCTTCACAAACGACGGCAACAGTGCAGCGTATGGAACTTTGAACTACACAGGATCAATCGGCGCTCGACTGACCCAAAATATGCAGACCGAACACGGCCTCATGATCAACTACGGCGACACGATCAAACTATTGGCAAGGTCACAGGTGGGCGAGAATGTCTCAACTTTGTCATTCGGTGGCACAGCATCGGCAACAGTGCTCCCGATGAACGCAGTGTTTAGGTCTGCGCTTGGCGATTCGTTTAACAATGTCGTCACAGTGGACGCTCCACCTGGATCGTACACAGCGACAAACGCTTCATCAGTCACGCTCTACGGCACATGGGCAACCACTACGACACAAGTTGACGGAAGCAGTAGCCAAGTCCAAGGATGCGCCGAATATCTTGCTGCACTTATGGGCGACCCGTTAAGCGAGAATCAGGTCTATTTTGAGATCCATGTCATGGACTACGCAGTCAACCCTTCGACTCTCACATTGTTCAACCAGTACAACGACTTCATCAGTCAGAACATAGATGTGGTGTACCGCACGCCCGGCACAATCTCAGACACAACCTTCCAGTGCGTCATTGAGGGCCTACAGATCAACTCAGATCCTGAGAAAACTGAGTATGTGTTCTTCTTGACTCCTGCAGCTCTGTACCGTTCATTCATCCTTGACGACGCTATTTTCGGTACTCTTGACAACAACAGACTCAGCTACGGCGTAGCAGGGTTTTAAGGAGAAAAATGCCTACACAATTAGGAGATTTCACTGCTGGACAGATTCTGACCGCAGATGATATGAACAACATCGCAACATGGACGACCTTCACACCGTCATTCACTGGAATCACTTTGGGCACTGGATCATCAAACACTGGTCAATACTGTCGAGTTAATCAAATCCTGTTCATCAGGACTAGGACTGTTTTGGGTACTGGCGGATCGTTCACTAACCCGGTCTTGACGATTCCTGATTCGGGAGTGGCGACAGGTTCGCCGACCATGTCAATTTACAACTCAATGAATGCAGTACTGGTTGATATTCTAGTGAACACTTACCCCTTACAAGTCAGATTAAACAATACTACGAGCCTAAACTTTTATGCTCAAACTGCTTCCGGAACATATCTTGCTTCTAATACAGCAGTATCTGCTACCGTCCCATTTACTAGCGGAGCAAGTGATGTTTTAGAA